TCTTGCGGGAACGTCAACTCGCGGCAGTAGGTGGCGGCCTCGTAGGCCGACCCGGCGGCGTACATCGCCTCGGTTGCGGCCAGCCCGTCCCACAAGGTAGCCGTGGCGGCGGGACCGGCGTCGTCGGTCGTCTTCCACCTCTTGCCGGTGGTGTACTCGATGCTCTTGGGACTGACAATCAGCAGGTAGCGCAGACCGGCCTGCGACGGGTCAGTCCCGCCGATCGAGCCGACACGGGTGGTGTCGATGATCCCAGCCATGTAGCCGCCCCACGCGGCATCCCCGATCGAGGGCACGGTGGCGTCGGTGACGATCCACACCAGCCACGACGTGCCGTCCCACTTGCGGATCACCGTGATCGGGGGTGAGGACGTGTCGGCCCACTCCGCACCGACCTTCGGGGCCACCGGCGGGGTAGAGCCGACCGTGAACGTGACCCCGGAGACGATCTTGTCGTCGGTGACCGCGTTGGCGGCGATCTGGGCGGCGGTGATGGTGTCGTCGGCGATCTTCGCGGCGGTCACGGCGCCCGTGGCAAGGTTCGTGCCCGCTTCGATGGCGGACAGCCGCGCCGCCACCGTCGCATCCGAACCGGAAGGGTTCGTGCCTAGCTCACTCTGTACTGCCTCGATGGCGTCGCCGAGGTCGTTGTGCATGGCGCGGTGGGTGCGCCCGCCAACAGCGTCTGAGGTCTTCTTGTCGGCGGCGATGGTGTCGAAACTGTCGGCGGCGCCGGGGTAGTTACTGGCCACAGGGTGCTCCTTCGATGGTGATGGGTCAGACGAACAGCGCGACGTAGTCGACGTAGATGCTCAGCAGCGACGGGGACGACCCGGTGCCGACCGGGTGACGCAGGATGTTCACGGCGCCGGTCGCCGCCGTCTGGATCTCCGCGGCCACGATCACCTGCTGGTAGCCGTTGCCGGACAGGAAGAACGACGAGGTGCCGGACACCGACACGACCACCCGTGACAGCACCATGCCCGCCGGGGGGGTGAGGGTGGCGCCGTGGATGTCGGCGGTGGTGGTGATCGACCCGGCGGCCACCCGCGCGATGGCGAGGTCCGCGATGGCGTCCACCGCCGTCAACTGCTCGTAGCGCACCGCGTCGCCGTTGCTGTCCCCCGCGGCCAGGCCGGTGACCTTCGACCCGCCCATGGCGATCGCCCCGGCCATGGTGCCGCCGGCCAGCAGCAGCGCCTGCTCGTAGCGCACCGCCTCCCCGTTGCCCGACGCGGCGGCCAGGCCCGTGACCTTCGACCCGCCCATCGCAATGTTGCCGGCCATCGTCCCACCGGCCTTGAGCAGCGCCGCGGCGTCGATGTCCGCGAACGTGGTGCCGTTGCTGACCTGCAACTTGGACGTCGTCGAGTTGTAGACGACGCGACCGGCGGGCTTCTGCGCCGAGGTCAGCGCCGAGATCTCCGCGCTGGTCAGCGACTCGATGCCGGGCACCTCGTCGATGCGTTCGGCCATCGACTGCACGATCGCGGTGGAGAACGAGTCGGCGCCCTCAGGAAACGGGATCGCCAGAATGTCAGTCGTGTCGGCCACTTCGACTCCTTATCCGAACCGCAGTTCGTCGTATGTTTTGCCGGTCGCTTCGACCCCGGCCCAAGTTGTGTACGCGGTCCCCAGGTCGTCCCACGTCGCTGGTGTGCTCGACGTGACGGTCAGGTTCGCCCCGGCAGGCTTCTCGCGGGCCGCGGCGCGCAGCGTCGCGACAGAGTCCACAACTTCGGACGACGACACCTGCACTTCGATGGCCCATGGGTCACCGCCCACCGCGGTGGTCACCTGGCAGAACCTGTCCCCGGTCAGCGTGGCCTGCACGGCGGCCTGAATCCCGGCGGCGCTGCCGTGCGCCTGCGCCCCCGCACGGGACAGATACCAGCGGGCGTTGCTCGTGTCCATGCCGGTGGTCGGCACACCCATCAACCAGCCCAGCCACGGCAGCCATCCGGCCGGCGCGGTCGCAGGGTTCACCGGCTCCGACGTGCCGGAGGATGACGTGTCGGGGTCGGCGTCGGTGATGAACTTCGCCACCGGATGCGCCGCATCCCCGATGCTCGCCATGAACCGCAGCAGCTCGGCGTTGCCGTCGGCGTCGCGCACATAGTCGGGCAGCAGGTCGAACAGTCGCTGGCCGGTGCGGGTGATGCCCGACGGGGTGCCCGTGTCGTACAGCGGCCACCCGTCGTACGACAGGTCGAAGTCGTACAGGTCGTCGACGTCGTAGATGTACGGCATGGGCAGCCTCTCAGGTGATCGTCAGCGTGACGGCACCGACGACCGCGAACTCGTCGAAGTCGACCGACGCGGTGGTCGATGGCAGCGTCAGCGACGTCACCGAGTCCACACCGGGCACCGATTCGATGACGGCCTGCACGTCCAACGGTTCGACGTCGGCGCCGAAGCCGGAAGTCTGCCACGACCACACCGACGCCAGAGCATCCTCGATGGCGGCCTCAAGTTCGGTCTCGTCGTAGCCGGTGGCCTTCGTCACCGCCGCGGTCACGTTGACGCTCACGGGGGTGGCGTGCTCGACGGTCATTGTCAGGATCGACGCGCACTGCGCCTGCATTGCCGCCTCGAGCTCGTTCTTCTCGTCGGTGCTGATCGCAGCCCCCGACCCGTACACATAGACGGTCAGGTAGCCGTCGTCGTCGCCGGGGGTGTTGCCGCCGTCGTGGTCGTACTGGTCGACGGCCACGGCACGCTTGACATACGGCTGCTCCAACGCGTAGGCGGTGAAGTGCTCGGGCACCACCAGCGATGACGTCACACGCGCGAACCGTGTCGCGGCACGGGACAGGAACGCCAAGTCGTCTTCGGCGTCGGCGCCGCCGTTCAGGTCGGTGTGCAGCACGCAGTTCGCCAGGTGCGGCACGGCGACGACAGGGTCGCAGGCGGTGCCGGCGGTGATCGCATTCAGGTAGCCACCGGTGTCGGTGGTGGCAACGGCCACGTCGACCGTCGACCCGGTGACGGTGACCGTCTCGGTGGCGATCAGCATCGAGTCGGCGTCCTCGAGCCGGAACAGTGTTCCCTCGTCGATGACGGTGGTCTGCGACCCGGTCAGGGTTAGTCGTACCGTGCCGGTGGCCGGTGAGCCTTCGTCGCGGGCCACTCCGTACAGACCGATGATGCCTTCGGTGAGCGCGCCGAGCACCCGGTTCGCGGCGTAGATCAGGTCGCCCATGCCGACCGCGCAGGCTTCGAGCAGGACGACCTCGAGGCTGCCATTTCTCGGTTCCCACTGCGGCAGCCGGGACTCGGCCAGCGCCAACATAGAATCCATGACGGCTTCAGGATCGCGGTCGTCGACGGACACGCCCAAGTAGGTAGAGTCCAGGTCACGCAGCGCCATCGGCTAGCCTTCCTCGTCGTCGGTGTCGGCCCAGTCGACGTCGATGTCGACGGCCACGGTGTTGTCGTTCGACTCGGTGACCTCGACGCGTGCCACGGCCAGCGCCGGTTCGGCGTAGCTGATCGTCGCGGTGATCTCGTCGGCGTTCACGCGGGTGCCCGTCGGGTCGATCAGCCCCCACAGCGGCGCCAACGGCCGCTCACCGGCCTCGCACGACACGATGTGGCCGCAGGCTTCGGCGGCGTGGCGTGCGCTGCCCTGCTCGAGGGTGACGACGGCGCCGCTGGCGTCGACGCGGAACGGGTGCGCCAAGGTCGCTGTCATCTAGCCTCCAAGTGTGAGCGGCAGCGGGCGCGCCCTTGTCGGCCAGCCAGTACGCCGCCGGGGTGAACACGAGCCCGCAGCGCCAACCTGACCGACTCGCGCCAGCGCCGGGAGGTCGCGCGCAGGCGGGCGGCTACCACGATGCGATCCGGCTCTTGAAATCAGCGAAGTCACTGGAAGCCGCCACAATCGTCTTTATCTGGTCCTTCTGGACAGCATCGGTACCATTGACGGCTGCGCCGATCTTCGTTGCACCGGACCCCCGAACCTCAAATACCGCAGAGCCTGCGGTGACGTTCGCCACCGTGTCGTATGCGGCAAGCAACGTGTTACCTGCCGCCACACCATCCCTAAGGATTTGCGTGCAACCGAGGCGCACCCGGGCAAACCCCGTGTCTGCCCAGTTAGCCCGGACCTGTGCGTCATACAACACCGAAAACTTAGGAGTCCCGGCAGAGTCGGCAACCACGAAAAATGAGTTGGTTGGGCTTGCCGCCGCCCGAACCTCCAACGCCGCCCGTGACGGGCTATTCGACTGGACCAGTTGTTGTTTAGTGGTGAGAGTGCCCGTGGACCCGCTCACAGCCAACGAATCCTCGACGTACCCGGCCCCGTCGTAACGGGACAGCAGGAACCCGTTTCCCTCCGCGTCGGTCTTGAGCCCGTGGACCCACCGAACCGTCCCGTCCGTCGTGTACCGCAACGTCTTTTGGACAGTTGGCACACCGTCAATATCCAACGTGTTCCTAGGCGCGTCCTCCGCCAACCCGTCAGCGGTCATCCAATCGGAGCCGTCCCACCACTTCGGCTGTTTAGTAGTGGTGGAGAAATAGGACGCGCCCACCGGAAGATCGCCACCCCACCGCTCAGTGTCGGTAGCGGGTTGCAACGTATCCATGCCCAAATGCGCCGACTGGACACGGGTTCGGAAGTTGTCACCCACCATGTGCAGAGAGTTTGCGGGCGTCTGTGTGGTGAACCATGAGTGTGAGATATCAGAGTACCAAGTGTCCTCAAGCCAGATTCCGTAATACGGACTTATCGGACCAGAGCCCCCGGTGTCGTCTGCCTGCCCCCACGTCACCGAGTTACCCGTGAACAAGATATAGAGCGCCCTGTTCATCTTCACGCCGGGTAGATGGGCTCCTGCTGTCTGGTCCCCGCCGCCGTCGCGGGCAAACTGACACCCAATGATCGAACAGGCGTATACCCACTTATCGTTGTCCGGGTCTGCGTCGATCAGGAGTCCCGGCCCCGCGTTCGCGTCAGTCTGAACCTGCACAAGGTCGATATTTGTTGCGTGCTGGAGACGGACTCCGGGTGCCGTGGTGTCCCGGTTTACCGACGGGTCAGCAGGCGTAGAGCCGGAACGCTCCACCCGACTAGCCGTGATAGACACCATTCCGTTACGCCGGTCACTGTCGAGACAGATACCACCATGCAGATTGTAGTAAAACTGACAACCAATGATCCGAACGTCGGTCAGCGCCTGCTGCCCGGTGACACGCAACCCGTACCCATTACGGACGACGTGGCAGTCCCGAAGATCGGCAACGTGTAACCGGCCAGTCACCCCGCACCCGGAGAATCTACGGATCGTAGACCCGTGAATCTCCCACGCCCGCTCCGCCGTCGTATCCCCGAAGTGGATGCCGTCTAGGGTTGTCGAGTCCTCTTCCCCCAGCCCTTCCAAACACAGGTTCTCAAGTCGCACTCCTTGAGCACCGTAGGTTCGTTCGATTAGCGCACGTCCTGTGAACCCGGCGAGGGCGACAATAGAGCACTCCGAATCGGAGGCGTCCCCGATCTGGTAACGGGGAACATGTGTTCCTGTCCACGTCTGCCCGCCCAACGGCCAAAGGGTCTCCGAAACCGCATAGATGCCGGGGGGGAAGAACACGGTCCCACCCTCACCAGCCGCCGTAATTGTGGCGGAAATGGCGTCCGAATCATCGGTGCCGTCGCCCGTCGCCCCATAGTCAGCGACGTTGAACACGCCGGTACTGCCTGTGGTGAGCGCGGTCCCGGCGATCTTGCTGCGGTCGATGTCGGCGGCGGCCGCCGACGCCAGGCCGACGATGACCGTCTCGCCGTCGTCGGTGGTGACCGTCAGCACCCGGTCCCCGACGGCCACATCCTGCAGCGTCAGGTACGGCCCACGCAGCACACCGCGGGAGCCCGGCATCGACACGTACACGCCGTTGGAG